TTCGTTCGCAAGCCCGACTTCCGTTGTGGATGCCAAGAACATTTTGCTTGTGACGGTTTCACTTCCTCCACCATCGGTTACAGTATTCTTTACGACCGTCTGCGTGGTATCAAGTAACGATGCAACAAAGTCTCCGTCTAGCATTGTAAGAAAACCCGCCCATGTGTCATAAGAATTTACAGACACGCCGGAAGAGTTTGGCGTAGCGTCAGCCGCGTGTTGTGCGGTATACCAACTTCCGGCAGAACCACTACTGTTCAACCATTGAAGCAAGTTTGAAAATAAATAACGGTTATTACCGTAATTCTGACGGTCTGCGTTGCTGTTGCTCGGCTCTTTCGCGTCAAAAGCAAGCAACGCAATGATCTTGTCCGTGATAAACGTAACGGAGTTTGTGGGGTATCCAGAGTGGTTTTTATCCGCGACCTTCAATACAATGTTTTCGCCTAAAATGGATTGATACGCAGATTTCACCGGCAGCTTAATCAAATTTCCGACGCTTAAATTACTGATAGCCTGTGCCATTATGTCGCCACCTTAAACCAGATATCCCCGTCGCTTCCTCCGGATGCATCTGAGGTTGAAATAGTGATTTTATGGAATACTTTGCTTGATCCATCCGGAATGTCATCAACTGTAGCCCATGCTGCCGCGTAGTCGGTGGAACTGGATTTTTTAAGCAGTTGTCCCGGCGTACCGCCTGACGGGACTCCGGGGCCTGCCGCGCCAGTTTCACCTTGCGCACCCGGTTCACCTTGCTCACCTTGTGCGCCTGTATCGCCGGGGTCGCCTTTTGGCCCTGCGGGGCCTTGCAAATTTCCAATATTTGACCACGCCAGTTCATCCACGTTCCAAACATAAATTACGTTTTCCGTGCTTGTGCCCACCGCATACGCATCTCCGGGATTTCCTTCAGGGTGGGCCGTCTGTAAATCCGCAAGCGTTGTGTAGAGTCCAAGAATCTGCAAAGATGTTCCATCTTTACCGTCCTGACCATCCTGCCCCGCTGGGCCTGCGGGTCCCGCAATTGTTCCAACATCAGTCCATTGAGATTCTCCCACATCCCATATGTAGACATTGTATGGCGTAACGGTTCCGACGAAATATGCATCCCCAGCATTTCCAGTGGAATGAGCCGTCTGCAAATCTTCCAGCGTGTCATAGCGGCCTAGTGTGCGAAAATCCAATCCTGTAAGCCACAGCATTGTTCCGTCGCTTGCTTTGATTCCGAATTCTTTGGTGTCGAGAGTAAATACAGGTTCCCCGACTTGCAAATTTGCAACGACTAAATCCGCCTTATTCCCTCGCCTAACTTTTATTGCCATGTTTTATATACCTCCTAACCATTACGGCCCTAAATAATTTAAGAAAGATGTTGTTTTGTTGAGCGTATATCCAATAGATTGAGACCCACTGAGTGAAACGTCTGTTACAACGGTCATTGAATGAGATATTAAATTCGAGCCGTGTACGCTTCCGCTGGATTGCAACGAGCCACAAGTAAGTTGTCCAGAACAATAAGTCATTCCGTTAAGCTGGCCCCGCCTTGAATCCGAAGCACCGATTTTTTCGACTTCCACATATACTGTTCCATCCTCGTCAACAACCTTCTTTGCTGCTATGTCACCGTTTGTAAGGTCGAAATACACGCTGCCGTCCTCTGACTGAATCTTTCCGGTCTTGATGTTGTCACCAACAATCGTCGTTTGCCCCGGAGTAGAAAGATTTGAGAACTTCGCATAGTCGGTGAGGTTGAGCCTTTCTGCATTGATTGTTCCGGCGTTAATCCAATCCGCGTTGATTCCAAGCGCAGTAAGCACTTTCAGCACCGCGTTTCCGTCCGCCGTGATACCGGCCTGATATGTAACGCCGCCGTCCGTTGAAACCGCGAATCCGTCAATAGACTTCTTCCAGATAATCATGCTTTCGGAAAGCAACGGCTTATCGTGCATGTAATCTATGGTGGAGCCATCTGTCTGAACAACGCTTGTACTATAAAATCCCATTGCGTTCGTCATAAGCGAAGTAAGCTGTTTCACCGCCACGTCATAAGCGGTCAACTTTTGCTCCGTGATGTTCTTACTCGTCTGAACCGCTTTGGCCGACGCTGAATATCGCGTAGAATTTTTAGCACTCACGCTTTCCGCATCCCCTGAGATATCTTCATAGTTTCCGATGGAATAGTGAAGATTTGAGATAATCGTCGCGTACTTATTTCCCTTAAAGGTCACAACCGCTACGTCCCCGGCCTCGATAGACGGGTCGCCGATCGAAGAAATATCGAGCGGCCTAAATTGAAAGTCAACGAGCTTGTTTGCGACGTTTACCACAAGCTGTTCAAGGTTGTCCTGCGCAAGCGGATTGTTTTCAATAGAAACAACATATCCGCTCTGTCCCTTCAAATATGTTGTTGCTTCTTCGTCAACCGGAACAAGTTGAACGCCGGTTACCCTAACGTCCTCCGTCTGAACCTTGCAAGAGGAAAGGGAGGAAAGTTCAAAGCAGTATCCATCAGGATACACAAACCGTCCGCCGTCGTAATTAATCCGATTCTGATAGTTGGTGAACGTTCCGCCGTCTGCATCGTCGCCGCTCAAATAATCCGTGAGGTTCCCGCCGTCTAAGTCCGCTTCCGAACCTTCAAGAGTAAGGCCAATCGGATACCACCCTAATTCAAGGCTTCCCATGTTGTTGACTCTTGCGAAGCATCCAGCTAATTGAGCCACATAGGAAACAACCTCGCGAAACGTCATTGAGTCTGTAGGCTTTTCCGCTGGGGTATAATCGCTGTTTATAAAAGAAACTGTGCTTAGCAAAACCTCACAATGGGTACAAGCGTCAGAAAGAATTTGCAAAAGTGTCGCGGGATATGGCAATGTGCTTTCTGAGTACGGGCGGTCAAAGTTTGACATCTTATCCAGAGCCGTTATGACAATCGTTTCCCCGTATGACACGGGGTCATCTACAACAAAAAATCCTTTTCTGAGCCATTCAATAGAACCGTCTGGAGATTGTCCGAATGTACCACCGTCATAATTTACATTGGCCGAGTAATCGTAAAAGTCTCCCCCGTCAATATCCGTCCCGCTGAGATAGTCAGTTAAATTTCCACCATCAAAGTCAGGAGCGGTAGGCAATTCCAATCCAACATAAGGCACTATGGTTACACCGAAGAAATCGTATTCATCAAACTTCCCGCTGAAATTGTTCAGAGTCAACGTAAGCTGATTGATAATAGCGGAACCGACTTCAAATGTTCCCTGTTCGCTTGTCCCGTCGTCTATCTCAATTCCTCCGGACATGATATCCTCGTTCGTGATCTCTAATATCTCTCCGTAAGGAAATGTGATTGTAGCCTTTCCGTGCCACATGGGGTTATCAGAAAGCAAGGCGGCTTTATATTGTGAAGATGTATTAATCATGCCGTGATGAACCTCCCAAGACTTTATTTCACGCGTTATACCTCAATGAAGTCAAACGCCACGTCTGCAACCATCTGACTTTCCGCCGTTTCCCACAATTTTGAGGACGATCTCGGCCCAACATAGAATGTTTTGGTTTGATAGTCCCCTTCCATCGGGTCAAGGTATGTAACTGTACAGTTGTTTTTTGAATAGACCATCTTAAGCAACACGGACGATTCCGAAACAGGCATTGCCGCCCATTGGCAGACAAGCTTCGTTTTAAATGCCACAATCTCGTTGTGCATGACAGCGTCAAGCGTTCTGCCGGACTCTGGGGTTGAAACAGGCTCCAAACTCCATTTTAAAGACGTGGGGGTCTTTGCCTTAACCCCATTGATTTTTAAAACATCCATTTTAAGCACCGCCTTAAAGCAAAATAAAAAGAGTGCCAATCACTCGGTTAATCCGAACAACTGGCACTCTGCGGCGCTCTGTGTTATTCTGTTTCTGCTTATTTACTCCTGTTCCTCATACCTCGACTCTACCAAAGAGAACCTCTGATGATCTCCGTCGAATTTAGCTGGTCCTTCTCCGACTTTTCCGTCCTTATTTTTAGCTATCTTAATCCCTCTAACGTCTGGCGTTGTGCTGTCATAATTCAGCAGGATAACAACATCGGCATCCTGCTCAATCTGTCCGCTTTGCCGGAGACTTCTCAAAGATAGTTCTCCGTCGCCAGCACGGTTTAATTGCGAAAGAGCGACAACCGTTATACCATTCTGCTGTGCAAGGATATGTAAGTCTTTTGAAATGTTCGTCGCCTTTTCGGTTTCATCCTGTCCTTTAGCGGATATTAAGGTCAAATAGTCAATGAAAATTATCTCATACCCGGCTATTTGTGAAAAACTCTTTATTTGCTCGACTGTCCACCCGGCAGCGGGTACAACCTCAAACCCGAGCTTTGTGAAGGTGTTATAACTGGATACAATATGTGTCCAATCTTCATCCTCGAGCTTGTTTGTCTTGATTTTGGTGAATGACGCCCAAGCATAATTTGAAATCAATCTTTCAAATACTTTTTCGGTAGACGTCTCAAGCGAGAAATACCCCACTTTATGTTCTTCCGCCATATGGAGCATCATTTGAAGTGTAAAAGCTGTTTTACCGGCGCTCGGCCTTCCTCCAATTATGATGAAGTCTCCAGGGTCAATATAAATCGCGCGGTCAAGGAATTCAAATCCAGAACCTAAATGCTTTTTCGGATGTTCCTGGCGATCAATAAAGTCCATAAATCCCTGTTCAGCCGTTACGGCTTTTTGCAGCGCATTATTATTGAAGCATGTTGCGATCTCTGCGGCCTGGCCCCTGCATTCGGAAACCGTTGGCTTTTCTTCCTCAAGGGACTGAATGAATTCCACCGCCTTGTTATATGCCGCAATTTTTTGAGACTGTTCTTTTACAGCATCAATATAAGCCGAAGCGTTGCTGATAGACGGCGTTGTTTCTGCTGCGAATTTTACGGTTTCCTTGTATTCGTTGCCTACAACAGAAAGAACCGTAACCGCGTCAACCGGCTTTTCGGATTTAAACAACTTCAAGCATGTGCTATACAGCGTCCTCAATTCCGGCGTATGAAAATCTTCTTCTGTAAGCTTCAGCGCGGCAAGCGGCATAACTTTTTTATAATCCATCAAAAGTGAACCGATTACAGATTGTTCGGCTTCGTAATTTGGTTTTACCACAAATAATCTCCTTTTTTCTCTACAACCGCCTCTTTGGGTTCTTCGACACAACCCTCGTCTTCCCATCCCGTTGCACGCAGCCATGATGCGGGATAGGGAGCGTACTTATGATTTTCCTTTTGCCAATCAGGGTTTTGTTTGGCAAGTTCCAAGGCTTCCATGATTTTTGCAAACAGAGCTTTGCTCGGCTTAATGGACTTCCATGCCTTTTCTGCATCCCCGCGGCTTTTGTGCCTCGGATATGCCTTGTAGAAAATCTCAAAGCGTTCCATTAATTCAGATTGAGATTCTTTGCGTTCCTCATTCCCCTTTGGGGGTATAGGGGGATTATTAACTGTACTATTCAGAGATGTACTATTCTCTTTGAAGTTTTCTTCAATAGGGGTATTTAACTTTTCTTCA